TTGCCAAAATTTTTGCAGAAAAAAATAATGGCTAAAAAGAAAAAAGGTAAAAAGTAATATGCATTGTGGTAAAGGAATAAATGCGCCCCATCCGAGCAATATGAAAAAATTTGCAAAGAAAATGAACAAATATAAAAGCATACCAAAAACAGGAGGTAAAAATGCCAGCAAAAAAAAGAAAAACTACTAAGAAAAAAAGCGGAGCTACGCCAACAAACCCTAGTTTATATTCTAGAGTAAAAGCTGAAGCTAAACGGAAGTTTAAGGTTTATCCAAGTGCTTATGCTAACGGTTGGTTAGTAAGAACTTATAAAAAACGTGGTGGCGGCTACAGATAATGGCTAAGCCTACTGGTGGCCTAACCGCATGGTTTGGAAAAGGCCCCAAGGGCGATTGGGTTGATATTGGTGCTCCAAAGAAAAAGGGCAAGTATCAAGCCTGCGGTAGAAAATCCGCGAAAGGTAAAAGTAAACGTAAGTACCCGAAATGCGTACCACGTTCGAAGGCTCGGTCTATGACTGCAGCTCAGAAGAAAAGCGCAGTAAAGAGAAAACGTGCGGCAGGCAACCCAGGTGGCAAGCCACGTAACGTAAAAACTATTGTTCGGAAAAGAAAACCAGCAGTAAAAAGGAGGACTCGTGCCAAGAAAAAGAGATAATATGCCTAAAAGGAACAAAAAGAACTTTAGGCCAACGAAAAAAGGCGCTGGGATGACCAAAGCAGGTGTAGCAGCCTACAGAAGGAAGAATCCAGGGTCAAAATTAAAGACAGCAGTAACGGGGAAGGTTAAAAAAGGCTCAAAAGCAGCCAAAAGACGTAAATCTTACTGCGCAAGAAGCGCAGGACAGATGAAAAAGTTCCCAAAAGCAGCAAAAAACCCGAATTCTAGGCTAAGACAGGCCAGAAAACGTTGGAAATGTTAAAAAAGGAGAAAAAATATGCCAGGATATGGATACGGTAAGAAAAAACCGGCAAAAAAGAAGAAAAAGGCTACAAAAAAGAAAAAAACTTATAAATATTAAGTAATGGAACATAAAAAAGTAGAATGCTACAAGTGTAAAAAACTTTTAGCAGATAATCTCGTATTACCTAAAGGGTTATGCGTGTATTGTGCTGCCGATGAAGCAGATCAGCTTCCTCAACCCCAAAAACAACCAAAAATAAGTAAAAAAGAAGAAAATGCACAAATAAAAGCGGAAAAAGAACTTGCAATGCGTATTTTAGCAAGAAAACGTATGTTGCCATTTGTAGAAAAATTTAACCACGATTACCAAGCAGGTTGGGTCCACAAAGATGTCTGCAGAAGACTAGAAAAATTTAGTCAAGATGTGGCGGAGAAAAAATCTCCTCGATTAATGCTATTCATGCCCCCTAGGCATGGAAAATCAACTCTAGCAAGTATCGCCTTTCCTGCTTGGCATCTTGGACGAAACCCCGGTCATGAGTTCATTAGCTGTTCTTACTCTGGTTCATTAGCCATGAGTTTTTCTAGAAAAGTTAGACAAGTTTTAAGAGAACCCACTTATAAAAATGTGTTCGAAAATACAAAATTAGATAAAGATTCACAGTCTGTAGAATCTTGGCAAACAACCGAGGGCGGTGGTTATGTAGCAGCTGGTGTTGGTGGTGGTATCACAGGTAAAGGTGCGCACGTATTATTAATCGATGATCCAGTAAAAAACCGAGAAGATGCTGAGTCAGAAAATAACAGAGAAGCCACGTGGGATTGGTATACTTCTACCGCATATACAAGGTTATCCCCCGGTGGGGGCATATTAGTCATTTTGACTAGGTGGCACGACGATGACTTAGCTGGTAAATTGTTAACTGCGGAAGAAGATGGAGCAGATGGTTGGGAAGTTGTTAAATACCCTGCAATAGCAGAAGAAGATGAAGAGTTTCGTGCAGCCGGTGAACCCCTGCATCCTGAACGTTATAATTTAGAATCTTTAGAAATGATCCAACGTGCAATTGGCCCGAGAGACTGGACAGCTTTGTATCAACAGAACCCAGTGTCAGATGAAGGTGATTATTTTACCAGAGATATGGTGAGATATTATGAGCCAGATGAAATAGATTATGATAGACTTCGTTATTATTGTGCGTGGGACTTAGCCATTGGACAAAGAGACAGAAATGATTTTTCTGTTGGTCTAGTCGTAGGAATAGATGAATACGATAATATGTTCGTAGTTGATCTTGTTCGGGGTAAGTACGATGGGTATGAATTAGTAGAAAAAATATTAGATTTATATGAACAATGGAGACCTGGTATTGTTGGTATTGAGAGAGGCCATATTGAAATGGCTATCGGACCATTTTTAGAAAAACGTGTAGCAGAACGTAGATTACATTCTGCATATTTTAAAGATTTAAAAGTAGGAAGACGTGACAAAGAAGCAAGAGCTAGAGCTATACAAGGTAGAATGCAACAAGGAAAAGTTTATTTTCCTGCAGATTCTGTTTGGACGGGAACAATGGTGGCTGAACTTTTGCGTTTTCCTAATGGCGTGCATGATGACCAAGTGGATGCTTTGGCCTGGGTTGGTTTAATGATTATGGAGTACGCAACTTTTTATGAAGCCCCAGAACATGTACCTTCTTGGCGAGATAGGTTAGAATTAATAGCAAAGGGGTCGAAAAAGAAATCGGCTATGAGTGCATAAATGGCGTATACAACAAAAAAACCAAAAAAGAAGTTAACAAAAGCTGAAGAACTTACTTTAGCAAAAACTCAGTTTAATGCGTACGTACGTGCTAGAGACCACGGCCACGAAGACTATATTCACATGGCAAAAAAATGCGATGCTTATTATCGCGGTGAACAATGGGACGAGTTTGATATGCAGAACTTAGACGACCAAGGACGTCCTGCCCTTACTATTAATACTATATTACCCACTGTTAATGCTGTGCTTGCCGAACAAAGTACAAAAAAAGCAGACATACAGTTCAAACCAAGGGGCGGCGGCAATCAAGATGTTGCAGATGTTCTTACTCAAGTTTATTCACAAATAGCCGACAATAATAAATTAGATTGGGTAGAGGCCCAAGTTTTTTCAGATGGCCTCATTCAAGACCGTGGCTACTTTGACGTACGTATAGATTTTGATGATCATGTAAATGGTGAAGTTCGAATAGAGGCAAAAGATCCATTAGACATTCTTATTGACCCAGATGCAAAACACTATGACCCAAGAACATGGAACGAAATATTTGAAAGTAAATGGATGAGTATAGATGAGATAGAAGAAACTTATGGTCAAGACAAAGCAGATAAATTAAGGTTTTTAGCAGAAACAGGTACAACTTTAGGTGCTGATTCTATGGAGTTTGAAGAGTCTAGGTACGGAGATACAGACGAATATAATTACGGACAACAGTATCCGGGTGATCCAGAAAACGCACGAATGCTTAGGTCTATTCGTGTTATCGAAAGGCAGTATTATAAGTTAGATGATTGTATGTATTATGTAGATCCAGTTACTGGAGATAAAAGAAAAATACCGAATGCTTGGGGTAAAAAGAAAAGAGAAGAATTTGCAGATACTTATGGCTTAGGAATTATTTCTAAAAAAATGCGACGAGTCCGTTGGACTGTGACCGCAGACACCGTAGTGTTATTCGATGACTATTCTCCATATGACCATTTTACAATTGTGCCTTACTTTCCGTACTTTAGACGCGGCAAACCTTTTGGCATGGTAAGAAATTTGTTGTCTCCACAAGAACAACTTAACAAAATAACTTCTCAAGAACTGCACATCGTTAATACGACTGCAAATAGCGGGTGGATTGTAGAATCTGGTTCTTTATCTGGTATGACCGCAGACGATTTAGAAGAACACGGAGCTGAGACAGGGTTAGTTTTAGAGTACAACAGAGGCTCTACTCCACCCGGTAAAATACCACCTAACCAAATACCTACGGGTTTAGATAGACTAGGTCAAAAAGCTGCAAGGAATATAAAAGAAATAAGCGGTATTACAGACGCTATGCTCGGTATGGACAGCCCAGAAGTATCTGGAGTCGCTATACAACAAAAACAAAACAGAGGGTCTTTATTGTTACAGGTGCCTTTAGACAACCTTGCCAAAACTAGACAATATTTAGCCGAAAAGATTTTAAAAATGATACAAACTTATTATACAGAAGAACGTTTAATTCAAGTTACAGACGAACAAGATCCTTATAAAACTAGGAATAAAGTAAAAGTTAATGAAATGACTCCAGAAGGAATTATTATTAATGATTTAACTTTAGGTGAATATGATGTAGTTGTAGGGACTGCTCCAGCTAGAGATAACTTTGATGAAATGCAATTTGCTGAAGCTATTGAACTTCGAAATGTTGGAGTGCCAATACCAAATGATATGAT